ACAGCCTGAACGCCTTTGTTCAGCGAATGACGGACGTGGACCACGTCCGGTGGCTGCCCCCTGCGGAGGCCCCGACGGTGATCGAGGCCTTAAAGGGCTGGTACGAGCGCGAAACGACTGAATAACGACCCGATGCGATGACCTACGACGAGTTTTGGCGAGAGATTTGGGACGATCTGGAGCCGGGCGACCTGCCCGGCGACCTGGAAACGCTGGCACGTGGGATGGGGATGGACGGCACGCGGCGGCTGACCGAGTTTCAGCGTGGACAGCTGTATGTCCCAAGCGCAAAGAACATGGATCAGGAGACGCTCTTCGGGGACGAGTCCCAACCTGTACCTGCGAGGCTGGAGGGCATTGCCGAGCACGTGGGGCCGGACGTGGCGCGCTACCTAGCCCGGCACTGGGACGGGGCGCCCCTCTACATCCCGAAGCCAGAGAGCGTGGTGCGGGTTTATCGCGATGACCACCTGCTGGACGAATTTCGGAGTGGCGCCACAGTGCGGGACCTGGCAGAGCGGTACGACCTCACGAAGGAGCGCATCATGCAGATCCTGCGAGCGGAGGGCGAGCAGACGGAGATGTGAGAATGAAGGGAATTAGTGTTTCTTTCTGGACTGTTGTGACTCGTAGCTGCAGTCCCCCTTCAGGCGCACCGATTCGGCCTCTCGTGCGATGTCTCTCAAGTCGTTTACATAGACGTAGGAACTGCCGTCCATATGCTGAACCTCAATCCGGTGAACTTCTACACAAGTCCCGACGGAGCTATACCACACGTTCTCGAAGTCCGTGTATCCTGATCCTCCGGGTTCGAGGGGTCCAACTAGACGGGTCTGTGCCGTTGCGATTCCGGTGTTTTTGCCGGAAGTTGGGTCCCCGACAGGATTGAATAGCTTCCAGGTGATCCTGGCGTACTTAACGGTCTTATTCAGAGAAATGTTGATGAGCCCCAGTCCGACAGAAATTCCATCTGCGCTATTCTTTTCAAAGGTCTGCCGGGCTAAAACAATGGTGTATCCTTTCTCTCGGAGTCTCTGTAAATACTTCCTACGATTTCGGGCTCTCTGACGCTTTGCTCTCAGCTTCTTCTTGTACTTCTTTCTCTCGTCATCACTCATAACATTCTCCTTTCTCAACCAACCCTCCCATTCGACTCCACCTTCAGTATACGTCACCCGGAAGTAGTCCTCTTCGGAACCTCTAATCTCAACAGTATCCCCTTGGGACAGCCGAACAATTGCGTCTCCAGTGATGAAGGCCTCCTTTTTGATTTCACCTCCGTTGACCAATACAGATTCTCCCTCCTGCCCTGCGGCAGGAAAAGTTATTAACAAAACGACTGCCGAAAAGAGCGTGAAGCGGATCAGAGTCATCTGTCCAAGCCCATTTCAGTCTTGTGCGTATCGGTAAGCTACAACCGCAGCGTATCCGGGGAGTTCTGTAAAGCGTTTTTTGGAGTCGAGTCGGGACTGATGGGTACTCTGTCCTGCGTGGGAGACAATCCCCGCAGGACCGTTTTACGTGTACCCATTCCGACGCTGATCCATGACAGCCACGACCCGCCGCCGCGTACACTGGATACTTCTCGTAGTGGTGGCGGTGTGCCTGGTGGGCGGCACCGCCTACACCGGAACCGAGAGCGGACTGACGGACTGGTTGGGAGCCGTGAGCGCGTACGCCGCGGCGTTTGCGGGCCCGGTGATGGTTGTGGGAGTCTGGTACTGGCTCGACTGGGCCGTCCTCGACCACTTCGATACGTGGAGGGAGCTCCGAGACGGCAATTTTGCGGTCGCGCTGTTTGTGGTGGGGCTGCTTCTGAGCTTTGCCCTCTGTTTCCTGGGCGCCCTCTCGGCGCCGGCCCAGCCCGCTCAGCAGACTGCGCATGTAGATACGGCCGAAAGGTACATCGGGGTGACAGAAAAGCCGCCGGGAAGCAACGAGGGAAAGCACGTAGAACGGTTCCTTGCTGAGGTGGGCCTTGACGGCGGGTATCCGTGGTGCGCGGCCGCAGTGAGCGCCTGGATGGACTGGGCCGGGGTGGACGCCCCGACCCGTGAAGACGGCAATGTCATCCGGACCGCGCTGGCCACTGATTTTCTGGATGCGCGCTGCGTCATCGATGCGGGCGAGGTTCTCCGAGGACGGGAAGAGGTTCGTCGTGGGGCCGTGGCAGTGTGGCGCAAAGGAAACGGCAAGTTCGGGCACACCGGGCCGGTGGTGCGGTGGGACCGGCGCTGCGGGGTGACGATCGAAGGTAATACGACGCCGCCAGACGGGGCTGAATCGCAGCGAGAGGGAGACGGCGTATACCGGCGCACGCGCTGCATCCGGCCGCACTCGCATTTTCGCATCGTAGGCTTTGCCCGCCCGTCGTGCTGATGCTCGGACTCAGCCCCTCGCGCACCATTTTAGGGCTAATTATCGCTGCCCTGATGGTCCTCGTGTTGCTGGGGTTCTGGCGGTACGAGTCCGTATCGTCGGAGCTGGAGGTGGCGGAGGCCCAGGCCGACCGGCTCCGGGCCGACACGGCCGCGATAGGGGCGCGGCTCTCGCAGTGGCGCGCCATTGCGCGCCGCCAGAGCGACAGTGTGGAGGCCCTGCAGGCGGAAGCCCGCCGCCTCGATCGGCGCCTCGATCGGGCGCGTCAGAGCGCAGAGGCCGCCCGCCGACGCGCGGCGAGGGCGGCCGCTGCCGTGGCTATACCGGATACTGTGAAGGGATGCCTGCCGGCCGTCCGATGGGCCGCTCGCCACGCTGATTCACTTGCGACCGACTGGTGATGGCCGATGCACCGCTTCAATATTTTCGCTGGGGCCTTTGTCCGTTTCTTTTCGGCGCACTGCTGATTGTACTGATGGGGCTTATTGCAGGCTGCAAGAGTGCGGATACAGCCCGCCGCCCGCCGCCGGTGGAGGTGACGGTGCCCGTGCCGACGCCGGCCCCGGCGCTTGCTATTCCGGAGCGCCCTGCGCTGCCCCTTGCCCGCGTGGACTCATCAGCCTCGCCGAGACGGGTGACCCGGGCTTACGTGCGGTCGGTGATGCTGCTGCAAGGGTACGCACGCCAACTGGAAATCCTGCTCAATGCCTACCGAGACTCGACGCGTGGACGCCACGTGGGGGACCGGAGATGAGCTGGGAAGCCATTGCGGCGATTGTCGGCATCGTAAGTGCCGCCAACGCCATCATAGTGGGGCCTGCATTGGGCGTGCTCAAATGGTTCCTGGAGAAAAGCTTGGAAAGCAGGGCCGAGGCGATCGACGCAGAGTTTGCACGCCTGGAGGATCGGATTGAGAACGTGGGGAGCCTGCGAGAGCAAGTGATGACCCTGCGGGAGAAGGTGACAAGGGAGTACGTGCACAGGGAGGACTGGGTGCGCATCGAGGGTGGGCGAGACGTGTCGATGCGGCACCTGCGGGAGGACGTAACAGAACTGAAGACCTCAGTAGCCGAAATTCGGCAACGCCTTCACAAGGACCAATACCAGCAGAACAGTCCGTAATGCCTGCACCTTCCGACTTTAATCGGCACCGACGCGAGGGGCTGCGTGCAGATGTGCTTCTTATCTTGAACGTGGCTCGCCCGACGGGCGCCTCCGAGCAGCTGATTATGCGGACGCTGGGAGACAGCTACGATGAGGTGGGTCCGAATGAGCTGCGGAAGGAACTGGACTATCTGGACGACAAGGGCCTGGTGGACATTTCCCAGCGGCACAAAGACGTCTGGAAGGCCCAGCTGAGCTCGGACGGGATCGACGTGGTCGAAGGTGCGGTCACGACGCCCGACGGGATCAGCGACCTTCGGTAACATTCACCACGTCCCCTCGATCATGCCGCGCCGATCAAAGGTCAAGTCTCTTCCCAAAAATGTCCGGGAGGCCCTCGACGAGAAGCTGGTCGAAGAAGGCTTTCAGAACTACGAGGATCTGGCGGACTGGCTGGCCGAGCAGGGGTACGACATCAGCAAGAGCTCCGTGCACCGGTACGGCCAGGAGTTTGAGGATCGTCTGGAGGCGCTCCGGATCGCGACCGCCCAAGCGAAGGAAATCACCGAGCAGGTGGGCGACGACGAGGGCGCGCTGGGGGACGCGCTCACGGCCGTGGTGCAGGAGAAGGCGTTCGGCCTGCTCACCTCGATGGAAATGGAGGAGCAGGAGGTGGAGTTTACCAGCCTCATGAATGCGATTGCCCGGCTGCAGAAGGCCAGCGTGCAGCAGAAGAAGTTCATGCAGGAGATGCGGGAGAAAGCCCAGCAGGCCGCCGAGGAGGCGGAAGAGATTGCGCGGGACGGAGGGCTGAGCGAGGAGGGCGCGGAGAAGATTCGGGCGAAGATTCTAGGCATTACGGAGTAGGCATTGGTTCATTCTGCCATTTTATCATTGATGGCGTTTTTGTCATGGCTGAGTCCGAGCCCATAGAGAAGGGAGCGCACCGGGAGGACGAGGTGACGCAGCGGCTGGAGCGGGCGGTCCCCGAGTCGATCCTGCTTCCCTACCAGCAGGCGTGGGTGGCCGACGACTCGGACGTCAAGATCTGCGAGAAGGGGCGGCGGATCGGGATCAGCTGGGCGGAGGCCGCCGACGCCGCTTTGTATGCGGCCCGCGAAGGGGGCGGGAGCGTGTATTACTTGGCGTACAACCAGGACATGACAAAGGGCTTCATCGAGGACGTAGCCTGGTGGGCCGAGTGGTACGACCTCAGCGCCTCGGAGATGGAGGAGAAGGAGATGGTCCTGGAGGACCCAAGCGAGAGCGTGAAGGTGTTCGAGGTCGAGTTCGCCAGCGGTAACGTGGTCCAGGCGCTCCCGAGTACGCCCCGCAACCTTCGGTCGAAGGGGGATCCGGGCGAGCGGGTCGTGATCGACGAGTTTGCCTTCGTCGACGACCCGGCCGGCCTCCTCAAGGCGGCAATGGCCTTTCTGGTCTGGGGCGGCGGCGTCCACATCATCTCGACGCATAACGGCCGTGACAACGCCTTTAACGAGCTGGTAGAGGACAGCCGGGCGGGCCGAAAGCCGTACTCCGTCCACCGGACCACATTTATGGGGGCCGTGGAGAAGGGCCTGTACGACCGCATCAACCTCGTGGCCGGGGGGGAGCTGCCAAAGAAAGAGGAGTGGATCGACCAGATCTATGAGTTCTACGGGGAGGACGCCGAGGAAGAGCTGGACGTGGTCCCCTCCGAGTCCGGCGGGAAGTACTTCAGCCGGTTTCAGGTAGAGCGGTGCCTCACGAAAGACATTCCGGTCGTCAAGCTGGAGCTCGAGGACGAGTTTGTGGACGAGCCGGAGCGCAAGCGGCGCAGCGACGTCCACCAGTGGTGTGAGAACAATCTGCGCCCATACCTGGCAAGCGCGAACGGGAACCTGAAGTCGATGCTGGGGGAGGACTTTGCCCGGTCGGCCGACCTGTCGGTCGTGATTCCGGCGCAGGAACAGACAGACCTGAGCCTGGGGGCGCTGTTTGTGCTGGAAATGCGCAACGTGCCGTTCGAGGCGCAGAAGCAGATCGTGTTTTATGTCATCGAGCACCTGCCGCGCTTCGTGAGTGGGGCCTTCGACGCGAACGGCAACGGCGCCTTCCTGGCCGAACGGGCCCGGCAGCGGTTCGGCCCGACGCGGATTCACGAGGTGAAGGCGACGCGGTCGTGGTACATGGACCACATGCCGCGCTACCGGGCGGCCTTTCAGGACGCGGAGATTGCCCTGCCGCAGGACGCAGACATGCTCCAGGACCACATGGACGTAGAGCGGGTCAGCGGCGTGCCGATGGTGCCGAAGGGCAAAAGCCGCGACGGCGCCGATGGGAAGCAGCGGCACGGGGACGCGGCCATTGCCGGCTGCATGCTGTGGTACGCCCGGCAGCATCAGGGCGCTCCCATCACGGAGAGCCAGTCGGCCGGCACGCGGTCCTCGCAGCAGGTGCTCGACGAGTACGACGAGGGGCGCGGCGGGACGATCGACGAGGAGACGGGGTGGGGGACGGTGCGGGGGAATCGGGTGACGCGGGGGTTTGGGTGAGGGGGCATTGGTCAGTTGCTCATTTGATCATTGGGTCATTTTGGTATGCCGATTTTCGATCCGGACGGAAATGTTGTGAGCTCCGATGGTCCTGAGACGACCAAGGAGGTGACCCATCCCTCCGCCAGCGGCGACGGGAGCGACTCCACCAGCCGGTACCGGTCGGATCTGCGGAAGTACGAGGACCCGATCCTCAACCGCTCGCGCAAGGGGCTAGACGGATACAAGGAGCTGCTCACGGACTCGCAGGTCTACTCGACGATGCAGCAGCGGCGCCTGGCGGTGGTGGACCTGGACTGGACGGTGGAGCCGGCCTCCGACGCGGCGGCCGACAAAAGCGCGGCGGACTTCATGCGGGACGCGATGGAGCACGTCAAGTGGGGCAGCGTCCTGAAGAAGATGCACTACACGGTCTTCTACGGCTTCAGCGTAGCGGAGATGATGTGGGAGACCGACGGCACGTACGTGTTCGCCGACGCGGTGAAGGTGCGGGACCGGGACCGGTTCAAGTTCGACCAGGACGGGGAGCCGCGCCTGGACGTGTCCGGAGCGCAAGACGGAAAGGAGCTACCGGACCGAAAGATGTGGTGGACGGTGACGGGTGGGGACCACGACGACCTGGCGTATGGCATGGGCCTGGCGCACCTCCTGTACTGGCCCGTGACGTTTAAGCGGGAGGGCATCAAGAGCACGCTCACCTTTCTGGACAGGTACGCCCACCCCACCCCAATCGGAAAATTTCCGGCCGGGACGAGCAAGGACGATCGGGACAAGCTGCTGCAGGCCCTGCGGGCGATGTACGTCGACGAGGCGATTATCGTCCCCGAGGGCATTGACGTTGATCAGCTGCAAGGGGGAACCGGCACGCAAAGCGAAGCCTTCCGGGACTTTCGCGCGGCGCGCAACGCGGACATTAGTAAGGTGGTGCTGGGGCAGACGATGACCACCGACGACGCGACGACGGGCCTCGGCTCGACGCAGGGGGAGGTGCACGAGCGCGTGAAGCAGCAGGTGGTGGGCTCGGACGCGTCGATTCTCTACGAGTCGTGGCGCCGCCATCCGATGCAGTGGCTCGTGCAGTGGAATTTTCCGGAGGCGGAGATGCCGCGCATCCGGCACGAGCTGGAGGAAGAGGACGAGGAAGACCGCGAGACGGCGGCGAAGGAGACGAAGACGATGGCCCAGGCCGGATGGGAGCGCACGCAGGAAAGCGTGGACGAGACGTTCGGGCCCGGCACCTACGAAAAAAAGGACGGCGGACCGCGGACGGCGGACCGCGGCGGGTCGTCCCCTGCGTTTGCAGAGTTCAGCGACGAGACGCCGATTCCGCAGCGCTTCGCGGAGAGCGTGAGCGGCCCGGCCGACGAGGTAATGGCCCAGTGGATGGAAGAGGTGCGGGATCTTTTGGCGGAGGCGGGCAGCCTCAGCGAGTTTTCTGTGCGGCTGGTGGAGCTCTACCCAGAGATGGACCCGGAGGCGCTCAGCGACGTGCTGGGGGACGGGATGGCCGCGAGCCGGGCCGGGGGGCGCGTAGAGGTCATCGACCGGGAGACGACGCTTGCGCCGTCTGGGGAGGAGGAGTCATGAGTTGATGAGTCATGAGTTGATGAGTCATGAGTTCATGGGTCATGGGTTTTGAGTCAGGGTAGGGCATGATGGGCGAGGGGTGACTCGGAGGCGTGGTCTCTGAGCGCTTATTTTGGGCTCTGAGCGGGGCGGGGGCGTTTGTGTGCTCTGCTACGCGTCACCCACGATCTACACAGTAACAGCCCAGTAACACGGTTTCTGCCGGTATGCCGGTCGTTCCCGAGGAGCTGACGTTTCAGGAGGCGCTGGAGTACCTCCGCCAGAAGACGGAGCTGCCGACGCGGCGCTGGACGGACCTGGTGCGGAGCGAGCACGACCGGGCGTTCGTGGTGAGCGGCGCGACGAAGATGGACCTGCTGGCGGACCTGAAGGGGGCGGTGCAGGCGGCGATTGAGGACGGGGAGACGCTGGAGGGCTTTCGGGATCGCTTTGACGACATCGTGGCGAAGCGGGGCTGGGACTTTCGGGGCGGGCGCAATTGGCGCACGCGCGTCATTTACGAGACGAACATGCGCACGGCCCACGCGGCAGGGCGAAACGAGCGGATGACCGACCCGGACGTGCTAGAGCAGCGGCCGTTCTGGCAGTACCTGCACACCGGCGCTCTGAATCCCCGGGAGCGGCATAAATACGTGTGGGACGGGATGGTGCTTCGCCACGACGACCCGTGGTGGGAGGACCACGATCCCCCGAACGGATGGGGCTGCGGGTGCATCAAGGTCAGCCTGAGCAAGGAGGAGATGGAGGCCGAGGGCCTGGAGGTGAGCGAGAGCCCGGAAGTGGAGACCTACGAGTGGACGAATCCGAACACCGGCGAAGTCGAGGACATCCCGAAGGGCATCGATCCGGCGTGGAATTATTCACCCGGTGAATCGTGGCGGCGAGGCCAGACGCCGGCCTTTCGAGAGGGCTGGCCGACGTCGGCGGAGGGCGTGCCGGCCGGGGCGGTCACTGAGCCGGACGGGGACGCTTCGATGCCGGCCCCACGCCCGGCCCGCCTAGTGGACGGCTCGTCGCCGGAGGGGACCGAGGCCCCCGACGACACACCCAAGCTGCTCTCGACCGGCCAGGCCGCCGATGCCTACCGGCAGCAGTTCGCAGGCGAGCTCGGCGGACGGCCGACCTCCGGCGGCGGGCAGGTGCTGACGGACAAGGCCGGGGAGCCGGTGATCATGGATGAGGAGGCGGCCGACCTGCCGGAGGCCCTCCGGCCGTACGCCCAGCTTGTGGGCCGGACGATCCGGGACCCGGATGAGATTTGGGCCCGGCTGGAGCCGACGGCGGAGGCGCCCGGGCAGTACCTGGGCTCACGCTACTACCTGGCGCGGTGGGACACCGGCACGGGCGAGCCAACGTGGACGCTGGTACAGTGGACGAACGAGGGGTGGCACGCGGTGGCGACCGCCGAGGCGGAAGCGATTGAGGAGCTGCGGCAGCGGCGGGGCGGAGTGCGGCTCTATCGGCGGGGTCAGTAGATCATTGGTTCATTGGTCATTTTCTCATGCCTGTTCGCTTTGAGGTTTCGGCCGATCGGTTGAGCCCGTCCCTGCGGGAGCGGCTGGAGGGAGTGGAGCTGACGCCGCTGCACAAGAGCATCGCGGAGATGCTTTTTCGCATTTCCCAGGAGTCATTCCGCAAGGAAGAAAGTCCGAGTGGGGAAGAGTGGGCACCCCTGAGCGCGGCGACCTTTGAGCTCTCCTTCCGCAAGCGGTACGGCGATGATGCTCAGGCATACAAGCGGGTGGGCGGGCAGAAGCAGCCCACTTCCAAGTTTCAGGGCTACATCCAACGGAAACGGAGCCGCGGCATCCTTCAGGAGTCAGGGACGCTCCGGCGACTGGCAACGGCGGCCGACGAAGAGGGGGCACGGATCGGGTCCAATCAACCGCAGGCGCGAATCCAGCAGCTCGGTAGCGATGGGCCGATGAAGGGCTTCATCAAAAGCGAGCTCCCGGCACGGCCGTACGTGGGGATGGGGGAGAAGGACAAGTCGGTGGCAGCGAAAATGGTGGCAAATCATTATCGGGAGAGTCTGGAGGGAGGGTAGGTGGTTGGTGGTGGGGGGATTGGTGAGGGTGAGGTGTCAGTGGTAGGGTGTTGTTGGAAAGTGTTTTTTACGTGGGCTGTCATCTGGGGGGCTATCGTGTGGGATAGCATCCCAATTTTTGCAGGCGCCGCTCCCGCCGATGGACCGCATTCCGTTCTTCCGCGCCGGCACCCACACCACGACCTCGGGGCACGACCTATCGTTCAGTGAGGCCGAGGTTGCACAGGTGGCGGAGGTCTACGACCCGGACGTGCACGAAGCGCCGATCGTGGTGGGGCACCCCAGCGACGACGATCCGGCATACGGATGGGCCGAGGACGTAGAGGTCCAGGACGGTCTCCTTGCGGCGATGCCGCGGAAGGTAGAGCCTCAGTTCGAGGAGATGGTGAAGTCGGGCCGCTTCGAGAAAGTGAGCGCAAAGTTCTACCCGCCCGGCCACGACCATCACCCGCTCGGGGAGGACTCGGATGCCTACTACCTGCGGCACATCGGCTTCCTCGGGGCACAGCCCCCAGCGATCAAGGGGCTTCCGAGCCTGGAGTTCGAGGAGCTCGGCGACGACTTGGTGGCCGTGGAGGCTTCCTTCTCGGAGCCGACGTTTGCCGAGATGCCGTGGTACTTCCCGGGTGCGGTCCGGGACGTCTTTCGGCGTCTACGCGAGTACTTGGTCGCCAACGAAGGGGTGGAGACGGCCGATGAGGTCGTCCCCCAGATCCGCCTCGACGACCTGGAGCAGATCGAAGACGAGGCGGAAATGGAGGACCACGAGGGCGGGGCATCCACAGAGCACGAGTCCGGCGAGAGCGGTTCTTCTTCCGAGAGCGATTCTTCTTCATCCAGTTCCAGTTCTTCGATGAACTACCTCGACGCGTTTCTTCGCACGCAGCTGGGCGAAATGCTGTCCGGCTCCGATAAGTCTCGGTCCGACGTGGTAGAAGAGATAGCCACCGCGGCCGACATCGAGACGAGCACCGTGAACGACATCCTGGCAGGCAACATTGAGGCGCCCCCCGAAGAACGACTGCAGGGCTTTTCCGACGTGCTGGGCGTGAGCATGGACGAGGTGATGGAGGCGATGGGCGAGGATGCTCCGGAAGAGTTTGCCGAGCAGAACGAGGTCCTGAGTGAGAAGGAGGAGCGTCTCCAGCAGCGAGAGGAGGAGCTGGAGAAGCGCGAACGCGCTCAGCGCCGCGAGGAGGCGACGCAGTTTGTGGAAGAGCACATCGGGGCGGTGACGCCCGGCCACAAAGACACGGTGGTGGAGACGCTCGTGATGCTCGACGACCAAGACGTCCAGGTGCAGTTTGGGGAGGGCGAGAACGCCGAGGAGACGCCGGTAGGCGAGGCGCTTCGCGGCTTCATCGAGGCCCTGCCAGAGCAGATTGAGTTCTCCGAGGTGACGGCCGAGGCCGGCGAGGAGAGCGAGGCCCGCCTGGCGGACGACTCCGCCTACGCCCGCAAGCTGACCGAGAAGGCCATGGCCTTCAAGGAAGAGAAGGCGGAGGAGGGCATTACCGTCACGATCGACGAGGCGGTGAACGCCGTGAAAGAGGACTTCGACGACGACTCGCTCGACTAAAGCCCTCGCTTGACGAAAGCCCCCGGCGCACCGCTTGACCGACCTGCTTTTTCTCCCCAGATTTCCCGATTCCCATGCCACAGTTTACCTCTCCGCTCCTCACGAAAACCTTCGATACAAGCGCGGCCACCGATCCGTACCGCTTGGTCAAAATGACCGGAGAGGCGGAGGTGGGTCACGCCACCGGCGTCGAGGACACCATCATCGGCACTACGACAGAGGTGGGCACCGACGGCGCGGGCGAGCGGCAGGACGTGCACGTGGCCGGCGTCGTTGAGGTAGAGTACGGTGGCAACGTGACCCGAGGGGACTACCTGACGAGCGACGCCACCGGAAAGGCCGTGCCGCCCACCCCGGCCGCCGGCGATAACGAGAACGTCGCGGGCATTGCGCTGGCCGGCGGCGTGGACGGCGACATTGGAGCTGTGCTGCTGATGCAGAGCCGCATTCAGGGATAAGCGCCCGTTTTGACTGACTCAAGAGCCGCACTTTCACTCGACCGACCCGACCCCATGAAGACTGTTTCCCGAGCCCTCTCGACCTTCCGGCCCGTTGCGGCCGCGTTTCTCGCCGCGCTCTTTATGACACCGGTGGTCGTCCCCGAGGCGTCTGCCGCGCTGGCCCAGCAGGTCGACCTGTTGGCACCGGTGATTGAGTTTGCGCAGGCGCATCCCTCCGGCGGGGCCCTTGCGGCTGCGCCGTTCCCGATCGATCCCGACCTGGTGGCCGTGGTGATGGGCTACGACGATGAGGACCTGATCGCGGAAGACCTGGCTCCGATCGTGCCGGTGGGCGCCGAGGAATACGAGTACTTTCGCTGGGACCTCACCGAGGGCCTGCGCGTCCCCGATCAAAAAGTGGGGCGCCGCTCCAGCCCGAACGAGGTGACCTTTCAGGCAGAAGAGCTCACGGGCAAGGCAGAAGACTACGGCCTCGACAGCCCCATTCCCCAGAAGGACATCGACAACGCGCCGGAGGGTCTCGACCCGGTCGCGCGAGCCGTCCGCGGCATCGCGGACTACGTCTTGAAGGGGCACGAGGTGCGGGTGTCGACCCTGGCCACCGACCTCAACAACTACGCAGCGTCCAACAAGGTCACGCTCAGCGGGACGGACCAGTGGAGCGATCACTCGAACTCCACGCCCGTCGAGGACATCGAAGATGCGATCGACGCGATGCCGATGGACCCCAATGTGGCGGCCATGGGCCACGACGTATGGCGTGAGCTGAAGAAGCACCCGGCCGTGCTCGCGGCGGTAGGGAAGGACGACTCGAAGGGCCGCGTCACGCTGGAAGAGTTTGCGGAGCTCTTTGAGCTGGACGAGGTGCTGGTCGGCCGCTCGCGACTCGTGACCTCGACGAAAGGGCAAGATACGACCCTGGGCCGCACCTGGGGCAAAGACTTCGTCCTGTCGCGCCGTGACGACGTGGCCGACCCGATCCGGGACGGGAGCCGCCCGACGCACATGTTTACCGCTCAGTTCGGCGACCCGGTCGCCGGGCAGATGGAAGACGATTCGATCGGCCTGCGCGGCGGTGTTCGCGTCCGTGCGGGCCGGTCGCTCGACGAGCACATTTCGACACAGGATCTGGGGTATCTCGTCAAGAATGCTGTTGCATAGTGATGTTCGCTCGGCCGCCTCGACTCCTGTCAGGGCGGCCCCGCCAGCCGCGGGCGGACATGCGCGGACCCGGTGGAGCACCCCACTCTCCGGGCGGCCCCGGGTCTCGAAAGTGCCGCCCTCCTCGGCCCCGCGATCCGCCGCGCGGGGCCCCGGGCCTTTCGGCCCGGACTCGGCGGGGTGGAGCAGTGGCAGCTCGTCAGACTCATAGCCTGAAGGTCGCTGGTTCAAGTCCAGTCCCCGCTACGACCCAACCCTCACACGACCAGCCGATGCGCGAGGAAGCGCGGGAGGCGCGTCATGGACCCCCGGAGGCATGGGCGCGCTGAGGCACACGTTGCACTGGGCGGCGGCCTGACCCGCCGTGACTGGGGCTGCCGGCACTGGGTACAACCTCGGTCAGAATCTCGCCTGCGGGCCGGTCGTGGGCGACTGAAATATCCTGAAGGGCTGTGACCCCGTGGCCTACGCACCGAACGGGGCAGACACACCCCTACCCAGAAGCCGCTGCGGCCCGGTGGCGGCACCCAACGAATGTGAACCGGGCACACATACCACCCGCCCTGTAGAGCGGAGAGCGGCGAGCATACCCGCCGAAAACCGCTGAGACCGGCTTGGGGCTACCGACGAGGGTTCTCGCGAAGCCGGCGCGCGCTCCCTCACTCATTACGAGCACAGTCCTTACGAGCCCAGTCCCATGGTGACCGCACAGACGCCCCTAAAGCACGACGGCGAGACGTACGCCCCCGGCGACGAGGTCGACATGACGGGCGAGGAGGCCCGCGAGAACGGCTTGGTGACCATCGGGGCGGTGGAGATTGTGGCGTCCCTACCGGACGACTATCCCGGCCGGGATGCCTTCCACGAAGCCGGGATCACGAGCGTCGACCACGTGGCCGCCTTGGCCGAAGAGGATGAGCTGCAGTCCGTCGAGGGCATCGGAGACAAGACCGAGCAAAGAGTTCGCACTGCTCTCGCTGATGAAGAGGCGTGACCAATGGCTACCTACGCCACGAAGGAGCGCATGCTGCGGATGTTTGCCGTGCAGGAGCTGGTCCGTCTGACCGGCGGCCCGCCGAACTCCGACTCCGCGGCCGACATCGATGACGGGCGCCTGGATCAGGCGTTCGAGGACGCGCAGGACGAGTGCGACGCGTATCTGGACGGCCAGTACGATCTGCCGATCGCGAAGGAAGACATCCCCGGCAGCTTGGAGATGCACGCCTGCAATGTCGCGTACTTCTACCTGCACGACGCGCCGACCGACCAGGCGACGGCGCGCTATAAGCGAGCGCTCTCGTTCCTGGAGGACGTGCAGAAGGGCGTCCGCAGCCTCGGGATCGACGACGAAGGGGAAACCCCAAAAGATTCCGGAGGCGTGGAGTCGGCCGGAAGCACGCCGGCCCACGAGAAGCACTACGGGACCGACAGGTCGAGCTCCTGGAACGACGCGCCCAGCTTTTGAGCCACGAGGGTTGACCGATGACGATCGACCGCGAGGGGCTTCGCACGGCCATCCGGGAGCACCTGCTCGGCGTCTCCGACCTGTCGCGGGACCTCCAGATCGACACGTTCGAGGGAAATGCCGACAGTGATCAAGGCCGGGAGCAATGGTTCGATCAGTTCCTGCAGGCGGAAAAAGGTGGCATTGCCGTCAGCTACGCCGGGTCGCAGGAGCGAGACGGAGACAACGGCCGGACGCAGGAAGCAGTCGTCATTTTGCTTCTGTACGCCCGCTACGAGGCGGCGGCGCTCGGGTACCTGACCGCCGCCGAAGACGCGCTGGACGGCGCGAAGGTGAGCGTCGGCGGCGCGCCGTACTGGGTCTGGTGGGCGGCTGACCAGATGACCGGGCGCACGGATGGGTACTACGAGTACGAAGTGAGGCTTCGCATTGCGACAGACTGACCAATGGAGCTATGCCCAGACGAGACGGCCGCCACGCTTGTGCGGCGCCGGTCGTACACGATCGATGTGCCCGGGCTGGGGCCGGTGACGTACTCTCGCGGGGAGACGGTGCCGCAGAAGCACTTTCAGCATGTGCCGCCCGAACACCGTCGATGGTTCGATGCCGTCGAGGATGAGGAGAATGAGGAGGACGAGTAACCGATTGCACCCCCCTTTTATTCACTTATTACTGAGTCGCCATGCCCGTTATCGACAAGCGTGATACTATCAATAACCTTCACGTCGGCGGTTCCGACATCGGCGTGCAGGTACTCCTCTCCGACGCGGAAGCCCAGGAGGTATACGGGTCGAACGCGAATGCGGGGTGGTATACCTTCGCCACGCTCGACGGTGGGTCCTTCGGGAACGAGGTAGACTCAGAGCGAGACAAGGACGAGGCAGGCCACTTCACCGGGAAGATCGTGAAAAGCAGCGATGAGTGGTTTATCGAGAACACGCTGAAGGAGAGTTCGGACGATGTTCTGCGGCTTCTGGAGCTTCTGGCCGGCTCCCCGCACCGCTATCGCTACGCGCTCCCGGCCGGGCGGAAGGAGTTCGACATGGACGGATCGGGGACGGTCGAGACCCACGATGCGCACCAGCTCTTCGGCTTCTACAACGGGCAGGTCCTGCCCGGCTTCGAGTTTCCTACGCAGGCCGGGGAAAAGCGGATGACGGACGTCGAGATTCGAGGGTCGAAGACCGAGTCCACCCCGGGCTTCGTCTTCAAGACGGTGTACCTGGGCGACGACACCACCTGGCAGTACGTGGACGGAGACGACCTGAGCGACTTCCAGGATAGCGCCGCGCCGTAACCGGGCGCTCATCGGTCATTTTCTCATTGATGCATTTTGAGGCATGACGGAAAAGCAGAGAGACCAGATCGAGGCGGCGACAGTCACGGTGGGGCGAGCCAAACGGTTCTACGCGCTCCTCTGCGACCTGGACTTCGACGAGGCCTACGACGAGGCCCAGGCGGAGGCCGACGCGGAGGTGACCGGCGAGCCGACCGGCATCGCCGAGCAGGCGGCCCACGACGAGGGGGAAACGACGTCTGTGAAAGTCGCCCTCTCGATGACGGACGTGATGGATACGCTCATGCAAGAGGGCAAGCTGGAAGAGATGGCGGCCATCGTGCTTGAGGTCCCCGAGGGCATGGCGCCGGAGGAGGTGCCCGTGGAGAAGATTATCGAGGCGCTGCCGGATTTTATTCTCGCCTACGGGGGGCTTTTCGCCGCGCTCGTAGGCACCGGCTCCGCTACGGTATCGACGTCGAACGGAGCCGAGTAAGCAATCCCTTCCGCCAAAACCTCGGAGCCCTTGCCGCGGCGATGACGGAGGCGCTCGGCCTCAGCTACCTTGAGGTGATGGAGATGCCGCTGCAGAAAACGCTCTGCGCGAACCTCGACGCGATCGAGGTCGCCAACCGGCGGGAAGAGGCACTCGACGATGACCTGTAAGGGGCGCTGGTTCGGAATGGCCAGCTTACCAGTACCCAATACTGAACACAAGGGTAGTTCTGAATGGCATCCGCCGAGACGATTGTTTTCGAGGTCGAAGTCCAGACCGACGACACCGCGTCCCAGCAGCTGGGCGAGGTGGACGAGAGTGTCGACTCGCTGGAGCAGAGCTTCCAGGACCTCCAGCAACGGAGTGAGCTGACGGCGGAGGATCTGCAGAATGCAACGGTGACTTCCGCCCAGCAGGCGAGCCAATCTATGACCCAACTTGGCTCGTCTGCCAGCTCGGCAGCGACAAATCTTTCCTTCGAGCTGGTCCGGGCGAGTCAGGATGCCAGCCACTCTATCGGCGCGGTCGCCAATCAAATCCCGCAGATGGCTGAGCAGTTTACTCAGCTGCGCAGTCAGACGGGCTCTACGCGTGGGGCGTTATCGGCCCTTGTGAGCACGATGACCGGCCCGACCGGTCTCCTTGCAGCCGGGACGCTTCTGGTGCAGTTCGGGCCGAAGCTCATCAGTTTTTTCACCGACACGGGAGAGGCTGCTCAGAACACCGAGGAGAAGGTTAACAAGGTCTCGGAGGCAGTCAGCTCGATCTTGGATGTCCAGGCGGGTCAGACCGAGAAGTTGGAGCTTGGTCTTGAAGAGGCGGGGCAGGCGATTGATGAAACAGAAACCAACATACAGGCGCTGGAGACGATTCTGGAGCGACTCCCGGAAAGCGGCACGGGTCTCGTTGAGCGGTTTGATGAGCTGGGGCCAGTGGCGAAAGAGCTGGTCCAGTCGCTTACGGAGCAGAGTGAGGGGCTGACGTTGTCGAGAGACCTCGTCCGCCAGCGCCTCACTGACGAAAAAGGGATTCGCAAAGACCTCGAAAAGCAGCGGAGCAAGCTTAAACAGCAGCTCCGTCTCCGTCGTCGCCTCAAAAAGCTCGGTGCCCAGTCGGGCGAAAGCCAGTCCGAGACGTTCCAGGACCTTCAGCAGCAGTACCAGGACCTCGTGTCCCAGCAGGAGCGCCTTCGGGAAAACTTTCCCGGCATTGTAGACCGCTCCCAGCAGTTCCAGAAGCGCATCGAGGCTACTCGGGAGGCGATGCGCACGCTTTCCGAGCAGGACATTGACGTAGACCAGTCTGAGATCCGGCAGCTTCGGCGTCGCCTGTCTCGGCTGGTTGTGTTGAAGCAAGAACTGGAGGCCCCACCTCAAGCCGAAGAGGTGCAAGCCGCCGAGCCGACGGCTGGCACCTCGATCGAGGATCAGCTTCAGGACGTAGAGCTCGCCGGCAGCGCGCGGGAGCTGGGGCGGCAGACGAAGGCGGAGGTTCAGGAGGGGGCAAGCTCCGGACTCGCCCGCGGCATCGCCCGCGGGGCCGAGCAAGGCCTTGTTAAGGGCCTTCAGCCGCTCTTTCAGCAGACGGAGAATGCGTTTTTCCAGGCCCTTAAACGAGCTTTGACCCGCGCGGCGGCGTCGGCCGCCGCAACGAAGCTGACCCAAGTGTTAGGCTCAGCTGAAGACAGCGATGGAGGGCAGGGGCAGGACGGCGGCATCTTTGGGTCTGTGGTTGAAGGGCTTTTGTCGGCCATATCTACTGCGGTCGTATCTGGTGCGGTGTTCGATGAAGGCGGATACACAGGCAGTGGCCCTCGGTCAGCACCGGCCGGCGTGGTCCACCGCGGGGAGTACGTCATGCCGAAAGAGGTGGTGGAGTCGATCGGGCTTCCCGTGATGCGAGCGATCCACGAGACTGGGGCCAAGCCGCCGACGAGGGCTGATCTGGAGCGCATTGCCGGTGTGCCTCAGTACGCGAGTGGCGGCCTTGTCCAGCGCGTGACGCAGCCAGCACGGCCCGTTGGCGATGATGGGGGCGGCTCTGGCTCCTCGGCCGAGCTGATCCGGGAGGTACGGCGGTTGCGCGATGAGGTGAGCGAACAGACCGACCGCCTTGAAAGCGTCGAGCGCCGCGTCGTCGTGAGCCGGCGGGAGAGCCGGGACATTGTGGAGACGGGTGAAGCGGAGCGCAGTAGTAAAAATCCAAGTAGATGATAGCCGATGGCGGTTCCCACAACCCTTGAGCTTCAAAACGTACAGAGCGGAGCCTCCGAGGAACTCGGAGACGATAAGGTCACGATTCGCACCGTTGAGACCGACGATCGTATCCGCGATCTTCAGACGGAGAAAGGAGACGTGCGGGTCGAGGTGACATCTGGCCTCTTTGGTTGGAGCGCCTTGTCGGACGTGCCGGACTCGGAGCGGTACCGGGCGCGGCTCACTTCGATGGGGAGCGTGATATTCAACGGCGTGCTGCGCACCCGCGACGTGACGTTCTTCAAGGGCCGCGAGACGTTTCTTCTGCGTCTCACGACCGATGCCGTCGAGCAGCTGGAGGACTCCGAGCTCTTCGTCCGAGAAGAAATTCTGGCGGAGACGGACACCTCGACCGACCCGACCGATTTTCCAATCACAACCGAGCGTACTCCAGCCCTCACCCGACCAGGTAAGCGCAACCACGACGTCACAGAGGTCGTGACTACGGTACGCGGATATGAGCCTTACGAGCTGATGGACTATCTGCTCGGCCGGCTCGTGACAAACGGCGTGATTTCGGGCTACACCATTCCGGATGCGGCTTGGTTTTCGATTAAAGTCGGGTTCCCGTCCACCACGCGGATGCTGTGCACGCCCCCAGGTAATGACGTGGCCGAGACGGTGCTTGCCCTTGCCAACTTGTTCGGATGGCGCCTCTCGGTGCGGCATGTCGGGTATCCGGCTGACGATATGGAGCTTAAGTTTCGGGCCTTGGACGCGGACTCTGAAGCCAATCCGCTGCCTCAGCGGCTCAATGAGGCGGAAGAACTGACGATTGTTGACCGCAGCTCGCGAGGCGTTCAGTACGACCAGGCCACCACCCCGACGCAGCAGCCGCGTGATCAAGCGCTTCAGGCCAACGACAAGCGCACCTACTTTCTGGAGGCGCGCCCGCCGGTGCACAAGGCGGCTGGCCTTCCGGAGTGGAGCGCCGCACCGTCGCTTCCGCCCCGCACCGACCTCGCGTCTCCGGTGATAGTGTTTGAGGAGGCCGATCCGAAGGAGTTTCGGGCAGAGATGGAGACGCTCGATTACAATCACGCCCCGATCGTGGTGGTCAATACCGCGGAGAAGAACGGGGACTTGGTGCCCTACGGACTCCTCGACCCCGGCACCAGCGGAGGTGGGCAGACTGGCTCTTTCAGCACCGCCGGCCTCCTCTGGTCGTACACACTCGACGAAGCGGGCCCGTATTTCACCGCCCGTGATCCAGAGGCGCACGCGGTCTTTTGCCGGCGGGACGAAGATAGCTTCGACTACGTGCAAAACTCAAGCTGGATCACCGGTCCCTTCTACAATCGCCAGGAGGAGCGGGGCGTGCTGGAGCGGATCGACGTTCAGTTAGCCGAGCGCATCTCGATTTTCGACACAGACCTCGAATACGTGCCGCGGCGGGTCCAGTTTGACATCGATACGCAGTCGACCCGCTTGGAGGGCCGAAAAGTGCGGTCCAGTCCGGTAACGCCCGCAACCCCACAGGACAACCCCGACCGTTGGGTTCCGATGCAGCGCAACGGCCGTATCATCCCGGATGAGGGAGGCCACAACGACTACCGGTGGTTTCAGCTTTGGTGGGACCGGTCTCCGACCCGATTCGCGAAGGAGGTGCTTTACGAGGTGCAAATGAAAGCCACGAGCGACTCGGGCTACTCGGTCGTTAACGGGGGCAGCACGGGGACTTGGTACTACGTGCTTCCGCCACGGTATCCGTTGCAGCAGGACCCGCGAGACGAGTTCAACACATCCCATCCGGAGCATCGGCACTACGTCTGGGCGACGGCCGTCGACCTCCAGAATCCCTTTGACCAAGCGCCCGACCAGCGGGGCGAGGTCAAGGTCCGGATGCGATGCGTGGACGAGGACGGCAATCGCGGCAACTGGGTGAAAGACGACTTCTACGGCCTCGCCGACAAGCAAGAATAGCTACAGTTGAATCTGAAGGGCAACCGTAACTCCTGCTTTTGATGGTGCTAAGTGCAAGCTCATCCTGTGATTTTGATTCGCCCGGCGCGCAGCATTGGGTGCGTCGAACACGGAATACATCCACGAGGCGAGCAACATTCCTGCGCCCGCGTACAGCGGGAAACTGTTTTTTCGTCCAGAGTCAAGCCATAGATAACGACCCAGCGCAAAACTTCCTGGGCCGGCAACCCACAAGCCAACCGCCCGAACGGGCTCCCCGGCGTAGAAATGACCGCCACCGAGGACGACGGTGCCATAGACGGCCGCGAGCGCCGGGTCTTTTTGATCCGCATTTGTGCTGTCCTGGCCATGTGCGGAGCCAGGCAGCATCACAACAAATAAAGCGACCAAAATCGACCGCATCGCTCAGGCGAGTTCAGGAAGTAGAATGCGTAAACATTTCATAGCGTCATAACGAGCCATCCAACTGACTGGTCCACCCCGCATCAACGGCTGGGAGGCGCCCATGCCCAGCTATCAGACGCCCCTGGACGCGGCCTTTCGCCGCGACAGCGATCTGGAGACGCCTGTAACGTACCGCGACGGATCTACCCGGCGCGTCGGCCCGCGCCACTACCGGCTACAGATGCGGATGGGCTGGGAGGCCCTCTCCTACGCCCTGGCGCACGCGATCCTGAGTGAGGTGTCGCAGGACCCGATCACGCTCGTGCCGCGGACGAAGCAGCCCTCCGACCCGAGCTACCTGTCTGAGCACAGCTACGACTGCGAGCTTGTGAGCGACCTGCCCGCGTCCGCGCCGCTGCATAGGAGGAACGCCAGTGGTGAAAGCCTAGCCCGGCTGGAGATAGAGCTGCGCGCCCTTGATACCGTGAGTGAACTGCCGGACGCGTTTGACGGCGGCGTCGAGCAGGTCACGCCCTGACCCTCAACTATTTTCTGAATCCGATGAGCACGGACTTGAATCAGCTGGCCCCGTGGGGCGATGCCCGCCTCGACAAGGTGGAGGACGTGAGCGTGACGTTCCAGGGGCAGACCTACAGCTGGACAACGCACGAACTGGCCCCGGCCGTGATCGCGGCCAGTCGGGCCAAGCGGCTCTCTGAGACGGAGCTGGAGGTGTTTACGTCGCCGGACCCGGACCCGCAGGACACCATCGCCCCGACTCTTTCTAATCCGACGGGTACGGCCACCGGTGAGACAACCGCTCAGGGCAGCGTCGACACCGACGAAGCGGATGGCGTCCTGTATTGGGTCGTGACGACCTCACAGGCGGCCCCTAGTGCCCAGCAGGTCGCTGACGGCGAGAACGACGGTGGGAACACCGCCGCGGCGGCGGGGGCGAGGCTGGTGGGCCCGGTCGGCACGCAGGGCATCGCGGTCGAGGGGCTTTCCGGCTCGACGACCTACTACCTTCACTACATGCAGGAGGATGAGGCGGGGAGCCGATCCTCGGTCGCCTCCAGCGCCTCCATTACGACCACTTAGAACCAGATAGATTCTGCCATGGCCTCACGAAACGTGTACAGCCCTAGCTACGACGACGAGGGGAACCCGAAGCCGTCGATCCCCGAGTTGGCACATGAGATTGAGACTGCAGTGAACTCAGCCGTCGCAAACGTCGAGGCGGCCGAGAGCGATGCTTTGCAGGCAATCAGCGATTCAGAAAACTCAGCCGTCAGTACGGTCGACAATCTCGTGCTGGACGCTCAGGATGCTCGCTCTGATGCTAAGGGCTTCCGTGACGATGCGGAGAGCTACCGTGCCGGCGCCGAACGCGCCCGTGATGTGGCTGTAGGCGCCAGTAACGACGCGGAGCAGACGGCAAAGGACATCGGGGCAATAGGGGCGGTGGACGATACGGTGCAGACCACGGGCGACCTCCCGGCGTCAAACGGAGACGACTCGGTGGTCTATGTCTTGGACCAGTCCCAGTACTACCAAGACACGGGGGCTGGGTCTACCCAAGGCGGATGGGAACCGATTGGGCCACGCATCTCGCTTTCGGTGACGCAGGTGGGCAACATCGCCTCGATGCCAGCGAGCGCCGACGCGAAGGTGTTCAGTCCGGCCAATTTTGTCGATTTCGAGACCGCGGTGCAAAATGCACACGACTACGCGAAGAATAACGGTGGGGGCGTGGTCGAGGTGCCCAAAGACCAGCTCCCCTACAACGGGGGCGCGGTCACCTTTGACAGCTCGGTCGAGATGGTCGAGGAGCTGACCTCAGATTACGACGTGCAGGTGCAGGCCTACGGGGGGTCGGTCGCCGATGCGCTCGCGGCAAAAGATCCCGACGTATCCGAGAAGTATCCAGGCGTGGTGAAAGCGAAATGGTGGATTTCGTCCGGGGATGGCACGCCAGCAGCCCCCTATGAGGATGGCACCGGGACGGCAGGCATTAAGCCAGCAATCAACTATTTGCAGCATGAGGCCCGCGGCGGCAAGATCATTTTGCCACGCGGCCTGTCGCGCATGACAGGGACTGTGACGCTTGATGGATACCCCTTCCTTGTCGAGGGGCACGGTCGCCCTCGCTCATGGAACGAGTTCGACGAGGATGATGTGCCCACAAAGATTGTGCACGAACCATCCACCGCGGACAACGACGCCATCCGCGTTGCGGGGCTTACGAAATCGTGTAAGGGCACCCGCTTTCGGGACTTCGGGCTGGAGAGCGCGAATACCAATTCTAGAGATGGGATTTTTCTCGACGGGCAGGATAACACAGGTCGTTACGGGGACACAAAAACGTGGAACCCCAACGACATTGTGTTCGATAACGTGATGGTTTCCGAATTTAACTACGGGGTTTCCGGGCTGGGGACTATTTTTCACATCAATCACCACAACTGCTGGTTAACTCGGAATCAGCACGGCCTACACTATGAGGGCGTAAAAAATCGTGGAGGTCCAATCAGCCAAATACGATGTACAGGACAAGGCTATTGTAATGGTGGGGGCGCTGATTATGGGCTGTATATATCATCCAACGACATATATGTGTCAGGTTGGGGAACCACGGGGAATGACGTCGGCATGCATTTTAATACCATCCACGCCGTAATTAGTAAGGTACACTCAGAAGCAGATAAAAGTGCGTCTATTGTCTTAGACTCTGCTGCAAATAAAGCGCACACGCTAGTCGAAGGATCAAAAATAAGTGGGGCTGATATTGGCATAAGCGTTTTAAGTGGAGACAAGGTGTCCGTGAAAAAGTCTATTGTAGGCGCCGATACGACGGCGGTAGATTTAACGGATTCAAATCAAAGTTTATTGGTTCGGGATGGTAGCTCGGATTTTAAAGCCCCAATTCAGGAGAAGAGTGGGTGGTCCCAAGTCGTGTACCCAACGGGGCTAAAGTATGCAGAGGGAACAGGCACTATTCCTGCAGGCGTCACGCTTCGCATCGAAGCAGCGAAACAAAGAGTCAAGGGAAGGGGCCCACTACTAAGCTGGACACCAGCAGACGCAGAAACCAGCGATCACAAGATTGCAAAAGATCGTGTTCAATTTGATGATGGAAACCGGTTGAACGTCGTCTGGGAGCTTACCGAGCGCACTGGCCAAGAACCTCTGGACATAGACTGGACGCTTTGGCTCACTGACTTTCGTAATACGGTGTTTTCCAGCTTTCGAGTCAACACCGGAACAGCAGTACAAACGGAAACGAGCGGGCAGGCCACGCTCAGCAGCGGGAGCACGTCGGTCACGGTCTCGCACGGCCTCGACGTGACGCCCGACCCGGAGGACATTCGCGTCAATGCGCTCGGCGACCTTGGGGCGGCCAGCTACTACTACATCACCAATGTCGGTGCGTCGAGCTTCGACATCAACGTCGACGCCGACCCGGGGCAGAATGTCGATTTCGCCTGGGGGGCGGAGGTTTAACGCTGCTGCGATCATTTTACCTCGCGTGTCATCTCGTTTCATTTCGTCTGTCACGCTACATACATTCGCCCCGCTCAGAAAATTTCCCACATATTCCCCACAGAGCTTCATTTCTGTGCATCTGCGTGCAATTCGGGAGCACGGCGGCCAAAATAGAGAATGCCCCTGAACCGGCTGTCAGCGCCGCTCAGGGGCGTTTTGAACTGCAAAGAAGGGGGTGCCCGCGGAGGGACTCGAACCCTCACGTCCTCTCGGACAACGGATTTTGAATC